TATGAGCGACTGCCAGATCTGGCGTGCAACCGAAAGGTTGCCCCAGTCTGTCGCTTCCGACAAATCTGTCGAAAGCGCGAAGACATTGGATTCGATCAAGTCTTCCCAAGCCACATTTTGTGGGTTGAGCACTCTCTGCATAAAATTCCAGAGGTGCCGATCGGCCTTTAAGCCGCTCTTCACATGTTTAGACCTTAAGGTCGCTTGAAACATGTGTGCCATTACGCCCATTACCACTTGGTAGGCGTAAGGAGCAATGGTGATGGTCCGGGCTTTGCCCGGTTCTGCTACACCATGCACCCGTACACAACAATTGTATGTACGGTAATTGAGCAGTCCGTGGACTGCCCAATGCAGTAAGTCACTTGCTGATCTTACTGCTCTGGGTTCACATTTAGTGAACTCCAGTGTACGGAAATCATAAGTTCCGTACACGCACCTATGCTTTGCTAGGCGCGAGACGAAGGCAGTCTTGCCTCCGTCGGCTCGAGTACTCTCGAGACACGAGGTTGTCCCCACGGACACCTTGGCCATCTCCCCCTTAGTGGCGATGGCGCAGACGGTTACATCCCTTAGGATATCCGGCTGCATGGTCACCTGAGTTCCAGGCTCGGTGACCGTAGCTTCGAATTTTTCGAAGCTTTGGCGGATCATAAAGTTGTCCGCCATCCCTGTCGCTCTAGTTTGAGTCCAGAGCAGACAGTGTCGTCCCCAGGCTTCTGGGGACTCCCAATCAGTCCTTTGTAGACTGATTGTCCAGTATGGCCTTAGCCATGCTGGGACAGGGGTACTTCGAAAGTCCCCTGTCAAAGCAAATGTTTTTCTCATTTGCTTTTTCAGCGTCTTCCATGAGCGCTGAAAATGTGCGTAATTATTCGCACAATTCTCTAGTGCAAAGTTCACCAGAGTATCCACAATATAATATTGTGGCTCTTCCACACTCTCTATGAGGTATGGGAGCACCGCCGCGTTGGCGGTGTGCCACCACTGTCGTACGTGGTGGAGTCCACCGGCATCGAGCTTAGCTCGTAGCCGGTGTCGGAACGCTGCACTTGTTTTAAAGTACAAGTTCCGGAGCAACAACGATTGTTGCTCTCCCGGGGTAAATTCAGAGAGATACCTCGGTTCCCCGCGATATCGCAGGGCTACCTTCTGAAAAGAAGGTGATACCCGACGTTCAAAAATGTCGGGTACACTTCGCACTGATGCGAAGTAATCCTCAAGATTCTTGAGGTACGTTGAGTTAGACTCAACGATGATTCTGGGCCCCGCCCTGCCTATAGTAGGGATAGGGGGTGCCCAGCGAGTTGTCATT